AAGCATACAATATGTCGAATTATCCGTATCAAGATAATGACTTGCATTGCCAAAGAATAATGAACCATTAATAAATGAATTGCCAACAGCGTGTAATTTATACGAAGGCGAAGCCGTTCCAATACCCAACCTTGCGTTGGTATTGTCCCAAAAAAAGTTAGCGTTATTCTGCGCTATCGTTGTTCCATTGCTGAATAGAACGCTTCCGCTTGTCAAGGCAGGTAGCGTGAATTTGCCGTTAAACGTAGTCCAATCCGCAGCACTCAAAGCTCCTCTGTTAGCTGCGCTTGCTGTTGGTACGTTTAGCGTTATTACAGGTGTGCTTGTTCCATTTGCAACAGTACTGCTTAAATCAGTTCCTGTTGCGCCTAAAGTCAACGCTGCTACGCTTGTAACTGTTCCAACAGATAAGTTCCCTGCTCCGAGTAATGAGGTCGAATTAACTGTTTTGATATTAGTACCGCTAACGAGCGTTGCCTGTTTAGTGCTATCTAAATGCTCAAGCGCATCGTCTGCATTCGTTCCTGTTACGGTTGAATCGTTTTGTACTTGAGAAGTCTTTAACTTGCTGTGCTGCCATTGAAAAGGTTGTGTTCCGAATGGAGTGCTAACGTAAATCCAAGTATCGTCAACAGCAGGCGCACCGCTTTGGAAGTCTACTCCATGAACTCTGTGTACTGTTGGATTAGGATAAGTGCCTGTTAAATCCCCTCCCGCTGCTCCGTTTGGCGGAAGCGTTGTTGGAATCGTTGGCTTGTTAAGAATCTCACTTACTCCACTAACGCTGTTCCAATCAGAGTTAACTTGTGCTGCAGGAATTGTAGGCTTATTCTTAATGAAGTCTAAGGCTACGTTGTTTGACTGATTCCAATCACTCTGAATCTGAGCAGCTGGTATAGTAGGCAAGTTATCTAAATCATTGTAGCTATTGCTAAATGCAGTAGCACCTAAATCAGCAGTGTTAGCCTTTAGAGCTACATCAGTTTGCAGAGCTGCTATATCAGCTACTATGCTAATAATAGTACCGCAATCAGGTAAGGTTTCACAAGTCAGCCCGATATTATCTACTATTGCATACCATCCTTTTATTCCTGCTCCATCAGTACCATAGTAGTAACTGTTACCTGGTGATTCTTCATCATTCAATAAGCTAACAAATACACCATTCTGATCTAATGAATCAATAAACTGCAAAGCCCCCCACCCATCGGAAGGTGAATCTGTTGGTGTGTTATAGTTCCAACTTGCAGGAATAGAGCAAGCGCTCCAATCGTAATCTAAGCTTAGCTCAATAGTTCCTGTAACTCCTGTTAGCGTGTGAGTGTATTGCTCTACAAATGGCTCTGAGTTAACAGGGCGAGTGAGCACTACATCATCTCCAAACATGTGCCCTAAGTGAATCTCATTAATAAGGTCCTGAAAGATAAGTGAGCAGTCGGTAATGCTCTCCGCTTGGTAGCCTGTTTTATCTTCTTTATCTCTTGGTAGATCAGAGATGAATATCTCAAATGAGAATGCTCGAGTACCTGGTGAGTAGTTAATAGCCCGAGGCTTAACGTGCATCCATGGCCACTCTGCTTCCTTCTCTAAATCGGCTTGGCTAATCTCTCCATGCGTAAACCTTCTCAGCTGAAAGTGCCCTGCTGCGAATTGCCTAAACCTATCTACAATAACGTTATAAGTGTAATTGATTGTGCTCATATCTTATAGTGGAAATTAAGTAAGCTTTTGTTGTAGGCTGTTAGCGTAGTCCATCGCGTAGGTTAAATGGGTAAAGATGGTAGTAGCTCTTGTGTTAGTTATGGCATCGAACTTAGTTACGTCTCTTTCGCTCATCTCCTCTATCACATGCCACCACTGATACACGCTTGCTAATGTTTCACCTCTTCGGCTAACTGAGTTATCTCCCTCTTCAGCGTCTCCAGCTCCTTCTCTAAATATTCGGGTGTACTGTTCACTAAATCGTTTCTGAGTGTCGAAAAAAAAAGCAGCGCAGCATTCACATTGGCTAAGTTTAGCTTCCTCATCTGAGGCACATACTTAAGATGCACATCACTATCATACTCCTCTATCTTGTACTGCAGATTAATCTCAGCTGTTACCGGTCTATAGAGAATGCACATGAGCTCGGGTAGCTGATGGGGAAAGTTCTTGCTGAACTCAGATAGATCTAACCACTCTCCAAAGGTCATGCTCTTAAGATTAGGATGAAAGCCGAACTTCACACCATCAATATCTATGAACTGCTTAAATACCTTCTCATCTTGGCGCAGGCCATTAGAGTAAGATGCCACTATCTTTTCCACAGTAGCCATGTCTATCTTCCTGATGTCATCGCGCTTTAATCCTGTTATTGCCGAAATTTGGCTGATACTATCAGTTCCGGCATTAAGGAAATCTACATAGGTGCCTAATGTCTGATCACTGTACTTAGTGCTTATTATTTTTTCACTCATAATCAAATCTTAATCTACCTGCTTTCTTTAATTCTTCATACATTTCTATTTCTAAATCAGCTCTTTTATCCGCAGTTAATTCCTCAGGATTACTGAACATTATTGGAATCTCTTTATGAAAGTGAGCCATTATAGCTATAAACATTTCTTCGTCTCGTTTGGTTATTTGACTCATAGCTTAAATATTTGTGCCGTCTATTGTTATGTTAATGCTCTTTATCTCAGTGCTCAGCTCTTGTCTTTCAATGTACCCTCTCTGTTTACCTTGAGTCTTGAGGTAAAAGATAATGGCTGATGTGTTAGGTGCATCTTTAATAGTTACTATCTCACCATCGTGAGTTAATGCTTGGCGCTCTGCTCCCTCCATAAGCTTCTTAAGCTGCGACTCTGCAAAGTCTAACGCTACATTCTTAAGCGAAGCTACAGCGGCACTATACTCAGCGTCATCTTTCAGCCACTCATAGTGAATAGTTCTGCTTAGGCCCATCTTCTCACATGCCTCACTTACATTGCCAAGCGAAGATGTAAGCGCCTGAATCATAGCATCTTTTTTGATTGTTAACTTTTGCACAGGCTCTTCCGAGTTTGGCACTGTTTTACTTCCGAGTTTGGCACTCATGCTAACTTATTCTTAAAGTGTGTTATTAACTGCTCCATCTTCGAGTCATAGTATTTAGCAAAGGTAGTAAATCCCTCGTTATCAGCTTCATAAACTCTAAACATTGTGTTCCTTAATCTTTGAGATGGTTTTTTAAGTGTATCTTCTAACTCTGATTTCAAGCTTTCTACTGCATCCAGCTCCTCACGTCTAAAGCTCTCATCCTTAAATGCAAGATAACCGAACTGATTGGCTATTCCGAACAGTTCAGCTGCCTGAGATGGTGTAAGCTCATTGGTGCCAAAGGTAAGTTTAAGAGTCTTATCTTTTCGTGTGCCTACTGATTCGAGTTGAGCTGGTATTAATATCATCTACAAAGCTCTTCTAAGTTAATACCATACTCTTCTAATGTTTCATCTAACAGCTTTTTCACCTCAAAATAGGCTTTATGCTGCTCTTCAGTCAATTCATCATACTTAAGCTGAGATAACAGCTGATTGTTAAACTCGTTTAGGCAGAGAGTTAAATCTAATGCTTTAGTACATCTAAGATGATGCGCTCTATCTTCAGGTGAGTCAAAATCAAATGTTATGTTACATTGCATAATTCGGTTATTTGTATAATTGATTACTTATATTTAACATTTATGATCCACAATAAAGGCAGTCAGGATCCTCTCCTCCCTCTCCTTCATTTAGTATTCTTTGGCACTCCTTATCAATCTCTTTATCTGTAAATGTAGGATTAAACATTTTCACTTGAGCCCTCAAAAAGTTATACTTATTATCATTCATAGCTCACTAATTTGCCCTCTGCAGTTGTTAGCTCATTTACTTTCTTAATCACATCAGGATTGTTATCATAGTGCTTATTGATGCCAAGCTGTTTAATCTTCATTACCTTGTTAGTATTAGATCCTGTAAAGTAAATCTTTCTCACTGATAAGCCAAGCTCTTTAGCTAAGTCTAATACCGGTCCTTTTCTTCCTTCACCCCTGGCAGTGATAATATAAACATCATAGCCCTCAGTTATCTTTCTTTTAATCAAAGATAGTCCTTGAGGATTAGTTAAAGTGCCATCATAATCAAAGCTAATCTTTTCTAAAGCTAAAAAGCTCCTTAATATTCTCTTATGTACATTATGCATATTGCTATAGTTTAACTATTAGTGTAATTAGCTTAATGCTTTTAGCTATTAACTAATGCTTAGAGCTTAGATGCTGAGCTAAATGAGAGATAGAAGTATCCTTCACAGCTATTGCTAACTGTGTTGGGCTCTCATTCAAAATGACTGTTCTCATGCTTGTCGCTTGAGTGCTTCGCCATCATGTATTAGTGTCATCAGCAATGTGCACTAACCTGGTATCTACCTTTTAGAGATATTGCCATCCCTAAGTAACCTGGAGCTTATACCTTAGCCATACTCCTGAGCTGTGTTACTATCCCGCAGTAGCTCAATTCATTCTTTACACTGCTGTTAAACGCTTCCCTCTGTAAAAAATATAGCCCTAAGGATGCAGGGTGAGAACATCCAAAGGGCGTATAAAACCTTAAATCAAATCTACAGTAATACCACCCTGTAACAAATATATTTAATATGTGTTACAAATTCTACCAATGTTAAAAACTATTTTGGCTGTTGAAAACGTAACACTGTGATGTATATCCAAAAAGGCAGCCATACAAAGCCTGTAAAGATAACACCCATGTAAGCATACCAATGGAAGTTAGATAGGTGTCTCTGATGTCTGTAAATGTTTAGGCAGAGTATGCCAGTGTGCAGTAGGAAGCCTACTAAGTAGATAATTAAGATAGTCATAGTTTTTTACGTTTAGCTCTTCGTTTCTTTATTTGTATAGGTATTTGCTCAAGAGTGAGCAGTGCTTGAGCTTGTTCTAATTTATTAAGCTCCTCAGCTAACTGCTGCTCTACATCATCCACGTATTTCTTAGCGCATGGACCGCAGCTTGTGCCAGGGTAATCTAAGTTAGTGTATTTCTTTCTAAGCTCACCTACCACTTTCATATCTTGGCTCGTTACCTGATTCTTACGCTTTAAAGATTCGATAAAGGCCAGCATGTTCTCAATTACTAATCTATCATCTAAGATAGGCCATTTCTTAGCTGGGCAATCTTTGACTGCATACATTGCCAAGTGATCTATAGGGCAGCCACATGGCTTAAATGTAACGCCATTAAGCTCAGTTGGTTTAGCGAATGGATTAATGGCATTGGTAGGAGGCCCACACGTCTTATAGCGAGTGTTAAATACTTCGCAGTTATTGCAGATCTCAATTCTCGCAGCGTAGTTTTCTTTAGTCATATTTGTAACGAATTTCTTAGTGTTACTTTAGCTTTCTTAATTGTACGGTAAAGATAGTTCAAAGGTATGCCAGTCTCTTTAGCTAACTCTTGATAGCTAAAATCGTCAAGCGCATAAAGAAAGAATAGCTCCCTTTCAAAGTATGGCAGCCTGCTGATAAAGATATCTAACTGCTCATTCTCAAGTCTCATTCCTACGCTCTTATTCACATCATCAATGATATCATCTTTCAGATCGTTGCGTATCTTTTCGAATCTTAAACGAGTGTAGTTAAATGAGCTGTTACTGCAGCGTGCAGATAGTCTAATAGCATTGCTCACATAGTTATTGAGCTTTCCTCGGTTATGAATATCCTGCAATTTATCTTTATCACTTTCTAATATCTTCAGCAGCGTATCATGTAAAAGCTCATCAGCTAAATCTAACCGGGTAACAGTTGCTGCTACTCTGCGCCATTCGGCATAGCATCGGTTAATTTCAGAGGTGTAGGTACTCATCTATAATTACTTTGGCCTCATCAAAACCTTTACAAATAGCGCAGACATATCCTCTCTCAGTTAGCTTCTTATGCCATTCTTTCTGATGTAAGCTTACTACTCCTCCCTTCTCTCGCTTCATCTCAATAGCTAAGCCATGGAAGGCATCACGAGGCTCATAGATAAAGATATCAGGAAAGCCCTTGACGTAGCCAGTGCGCTTCATCATTACAGCCTGTCTCATAGAAGTTCTTACCCCTCCTGCAGATGCACAGTAAAGAGTGCCAGGATACTGAGCATTAACATAGTTAATAACAGCCTCTTGGATTAGCGCCTCTTCGTTCTTCATGTGCTCAAAATTAGACTATTAACTTATCTGCTTTCAACATCTTATTCACATACTTATTCACATAGTGTTAAGTGTGATATATTTGACTATCCATTTCAGCCTTTTGGTTTAGGCTTATATTGATTATTTGATTATCTGAGAGAGCTTCACAACGGTGAGGCTCTTTTAGTTTTATACCCTATAGTGTGCTTTTGCGTATAATTTGCAGATATTAGCGGATATTATACGTTATCGGGTATAATTTTTAGAAAAATTCATGCAGTTAATTCGGTTATTTTCCGAGTTAGTGTAGATTATTTTCCACTATAAGGCTCATTCTGTAGATTATTTTCTACTATAGCTGTCGCAAAAGTCTACTATACTTGCGACAAACATTTGCCAGTAGATGAAAATACTGTCTATTGTTGGCTGTCCGCTTATAACAACCCATATTATAGTATGCAATATCCGTCATAACACACTTTTAAGTACGATAAAGTGTGCTAAATCACACTTTAAGCGAGTTATCTCAGATGAAAGCATACTTAGTATAGTTCCTATTGAGCTCAAAGTAAGCTCGCATCATTATAGCATCTGCTATATCGGGAGAAATTCCACCGGTGCGCTGGCTAATTGTGTCCTTAGAGGTAACTCTTAGCTTTCCTTCTTTATCAGGATCTACTCTGCGAATAAGCTCAAGCTCTTTACAGATATCTTCCTGCCATTTAATAGGAAAGGTAATCTCATTCTTATCAATTAACTCGCCTAATCTAAAGTAGCAATCTGCTTTTAGATTCATGTATTGAGTGCCTCTAACAGCTTTACTGCCATTCATAAACTCCCTACATCTAAGACTATCTACCAAGCCACCTCCTACCCCATCAGCATCGGCAAGCACATTGGATAGCCTAACATTATACTCATTCATTAAGCGCTGTATCTCTGCCTTAACTTCATCCTGTCTCTTCTGCCTAAGCACTACTATATCTATGCAGCTTAATCCTTTCCACACACAAAGCACTGTTCTATCTTTACCAAGTCGCGCAATGTCGGCAGTAATATATCCCTCACCCACATTCATAGGCTCTCTAAAGCAGCGCATCAGCTCATCGTAAAGGTAGAGTCTATCACTGCTGTTATCAAATTCCCAGTCTCCCTCAAGTAAGCGCTTACGGTCTGCTTCAGGTAATCGGGTAAGGCTTGTAACATACGCTTCAGGTAGGTACAAATTGTCCCCAGGTAGAGCTTGCACAAAAGCAAGGTGCTCAGGTAAATTTTGATTCTTGTAGGGTAAGTAAAATTGATTATAAATCCATCCCTTCGAAGGATTGCACGTGAGTAATATCTTAGGCTTAAGGCCAAATTCATTTAGCTTATATCTGATACGTGAGCATACTACGCTATAGGCCTTCTCACTTATCTCAGTAGCTTCATCTAAAAATACATCTGTGAGCTCTAATCCCCCTAAGTCCTGATAGTGTGGGTCTGAGGGGTAAAATTGCAAATCGGCTAAGATTATTTCACTACCATTGCTAAACTTAATGATATGGCTCTGCTGATTATAACTGAAATCCTCTCCTGCCTTAAGGCCTATATCAGCTGCTACCTGAAAAAATGTATTCATGGTAGTCTTTTTAAGAGTATCTAACTTGGCTCGGCCAATCAATGAGCGTGTACCTGGGTATTTTAGTCTACGTAATATCTGCCACATGCAGCCAAGCATAGTCTTTCCGCCTCCTGCTGCTCCTCCATAGAGGATTGTTTCAACTTGTGAATCTGCTGATAAGAATTTAAGTGCCTCGCTTTGCCTCGTTAGTGGCTTAAAGTTATAGTTTATTTGTCTCTCCATTGCACAAAAGTAGGCACAATGACATGAGAATCTATAGGTGTACGTACTCTTTCTAAATCTAACTGCAGCAGATAAGCTCCTAATGGCTTAGGTGGTCGCATTCTTTCCACGTGAAAGCCCATGTACCCTTCATCATACTCTTCTTTATAGCTTGCAGTTCTAATGTGATGCACATACCTCATGTTAATTCTATAGCTATTGCCAGGGCTATAGCTTAACTCCTCTACCATATCTGCATGGTGGTAAAGTTCATGCACATGGCCTGTCCAAATGCAATCAGCTCCATCTATCATAACACCCATTCTGTTATTCTGAATTACTCCCTTAGTAACTACTCCGCCTCCACCTGATCCATGATAGTATTTTGTCTTAAAAGTAAAATGACTGCTCTTTCCTTTACTTACTCTGTGAATCCACCACCCACCATAACCACCTACTAAGACATTGGTTCCTGCTTCTCTATTCAATCCGCTTACAAAGCGCTCAATTAAATCTGTTTCACAGTTCTTTATTATTGCAGTCTCATGGTTTCCGTATCCAACAAATACCATCAAATGAGCGTATGGTTTAAACCAATCTATAGCAGTGTTCACTAATGCATCTAAGTAGTTTGCTACGTTATGCTCAGGTCTAATATCATTCTTATTGCGCCTTGGATCATACTTGCCTTGCATGCAGCAGAATAAATCACCATTAACAGCAAAGCTAATGTTTTCTGCTAAGCACTTATCTAAGTGAGCTTTAAGTAGCTTCCTGTCGCAATGGGGGTTATCCCAGTGCAGGTCGCTCATCATTAAGAATTTATCAGCGCTTTCGCACGTTGTAATTATGACGTTTCTACCCTCGCGAGATGATGTAATCATTTGTGATTATGTTAGATTTTAACTCCTGAAAATTCTTTTTGAATTGGTTATAAGGTACATCTATGACTATTGCACTATCAATGCCTTGCATAAGAGCTAAGGTGCGCTCACCTACGTAGTATGTACCATCCTTTCTAAACTCTACTTCTGCTTGAATGCCTACGCACTTTCTTGCATCAAACATAAAAGGAATATCCTCAGCATAAGTAGACTCAAGGCCTATATCTTCAGAGTAATTCCACTGTATAATTGTGCAGCTGCACAGCTCAGGTAACAGCTTGGCATTTAAATCTATTGGCTCCTTCTTTCTCTTAAATAGATTCATATTCAAAGGTTAATAAAAAAGCCCAACGTAGTGCTGAGCTTCTTAAGTTAGTTACTAACACCTATTTGTTAGTGGAAGAAATACTTAATCTGTTCTCATCATAGCATAGGATTTAGGAAATTGAGCAATAACCTCACCCTCTATTAAGCATTGATAATAAGCATCTCCTCCTACTATACCATCTTCGGTTAATTTTTCGCAATGCACCTCCTGCTCCACTCCTGTTAATGGGTGAATAAATGTATAAGCTTTTAAGAAAACCTCATCTTCATACAAAGGCTTTGCACATTGCATGCATTTATTTGCTTTCTTTTCCCATTCATAATAAGTATGTTCTAAGCAAAGGCATAAATCGTAATTATCGTATTTTATACTCATAGCTTCTCCTCCCGAATCTCTATCTTAAATAGCTCTTTGAGTATCTCTATCTCATGGTCTTTCCAGTTGCTAATGCCGTTTTCTCTTAGGCAGTAATTACTCTGCTCAATGCCTAACTTAAAGGCTATGTATTCTTGCTTATAGCCGTAGAATAATCTATAGCACTTTATTGATTTGTGAAATGGTATCATTCTTTCTCTTTGTTAATTTGTTTAATAATGTCAATGTAAATTAATCTGCTGAGCTCAATCTTTTGCAAGCCATCAAATTCAGCTTGTGCGCTTTCGCCTAAGATTACTCTGTTAGATGCCTTAAATTTAGCCTCTACCTTCTGTTTTGCGATATCTTCAAAGCGTGCCCATACCTCAGGCTCCCACATAGATTTTTTATAGATGCCTTGCTTAAAGAGGCGCTGGCAGTTATAAGGTGCAGATATTTCTACCCAGGTGTGCTTACCATCATTCCATCTTTCTAAATCAGCGTGTAGAACATTTACAGGATCTGTAGGTTCAGCTCTTTTGATTTCGGGAAAGGTCATGATAAGCGCCTTATTAAGCTCTCTCCATACCTTAGCTTTATACTCTTCATATCGCTTAAGCACATCTGCCATAAAGCTTATGCTGAATAGGTTAAAAGCTTCTACTCTTTCGAAGTCTTTACCAATTGCATTGTACAGGAAGGCATTTTGCCAATCCTTAATACTTGTACTGCGATACGTATTTTGCGTAAGTTGCTGCAATAGAGTTACTTCTATGTCGCTTGGTAAAGCTTTAATAGAGTTAATCACAGCAGCCTGTGCTATAAGCTCTCTAAACTCCTGCTCATTTAACGAGTGCAGCTTAGGTGAGCTAATGCATTCTGCAATAGCTTTCTCCTCAGCGCTTAGTGAACGATTGAAGCTCTGCTGTACTGATGCGGCCAATTCTTTGCTCATCTTCTTTAGTTTTAGTTTGGTTAATCTCACGTGCTCTCCACTGATCAGCAGCAGCTCTCCAGCTCTTCATAGAATTCTTACCTACTTTCCATCCATTGCTTTCATAGTGGCAATAGAATTTCTTAGCTAAGTCTACATTGTCTAGGTAAGCTATGATTTCTGATAGTGATGGGGGAGTGAATTTTGTAGAGGTAGAGCGCTTAGATTCAAGCGCCTTTACCCTCTCTTCGAGCGCTTCTATGCGCTTTAATAAAATAGTCATCATTTGGTTTATTGATTATTGATTAGCCAAATATAGTAAAATCTTTTCCACCAAGGCAGTGCTATAGCTTTTTTTATAGGATTACTCTTTGGCATATTAACTAATCCAACCATATCAGTATCTGCTTTTGATGCCTGAATCTCACTGTAGTATTTATTCTTTGCCTCAATAAACTGATTAAACTTATCTTGTCTAAGATGCTTCATAGCTTCCCACTCGCGTGAGCCTACCTTTTTAATAATGCCTACCTCTCTCATAAGCTGCAGATATTGCTTGCCCATTCGTTCAGTTCTTAGCGCTGCGCTCGGAGTCATACCAGCGTTAACTAATACGCATACTCTTTTTACTCGGTCTATGGTTACCTTACCGGTATCATAGCTAATGGTTAATTGCTTCATTTGATTATTGATTATTAATTATTGAGTTAATTTATTATACACTCTCTGCAAATTAGCATCCTGCAGCTTATCTAAAATAGACTGTACACATGCTCTATACAAGGGATCGGTTTGCAGCATTGCTTCTACGTGATTTATAGCGTGCAAGATAGTAGCATGATGCCTTACAAATATTAGCCCTACATTTTGGTAGCTCATGCTGGTGCCGTTGCGAACTACCCACATGCATATCTGCCTAATATCATTCACCTCTCTATGCCTGCTCCTGCCTTTAAGCTGCTCCCATGTGCAGTAGCCATGGTCAAATATTACCTGTAGCATTTCCTTAGCCTTAGCTTCGTTAAGTGATTCTGCTATACCGTTAATTGATTTCCACTTAAGCTCCGGTATCTCACTCTCATTCACAGCTCGCACTAAGTTATCTAACCTTTGACGTGCGAACTGCTGCCCATCTGCAGGGATTAGCAGCAATATATCTGCTATCTTTCTATCTATTACTTTGCTCATCCTCTTCCCCCTTTAAATGTATCATTATAGTAATATTCTGAGCAAATATCATGCATACTACGTGTACATAAACCCACGTCCCAAGCATCCATAATCTGCTCTTTTTCCATTTGCTTCGCTTGGTCAATATCTCCCTTTGTGAATTTACCAAGCCTATCAAAAAGTCGCTGTTCTAACCAGTCAACTGCTGATTGTTTCTTTTCCATAGTTATTTAGTTTTAGAGTCTTTCATTAATTCTATAATGTATGGTATCTCCTCCTCAGTTATTGTAGCAAGCTTTCCTATGTGAGTTACCTTCATAGTAAATGGCTGCTTAATAAATTTTTGAGCTGTGGGGTAACTTACCTCCAGCACCTCCGCAAACTGAGCCACAGTCACAAAGTGACTGCGTACCCAGCTGTGGAAAGGTGTAAGCTTAGAATGGCATTTCATCGTCTGCGCTTTCATTTGTTAATGCTTTAATTTGTACTGCTTCTACTGCCTCACCTTTAAGCCATGCTAAGAATATCTCAGCTGTATCTAATACATCACCTGGCTTACTGCCCTTTTGCTCTTTGCAGAATAAGACTGCATTGTTTAGAGCTACCGATTTGCTTATTGAGTTCTGCACATCAGGTGATTCTTTGCGGTAATTAGGAGCGCTATTCACCGCACCACTTGGAGCAGATGTAGTGCCACTAAACTGCATTGGATTCTGCATCTTAAAGTTAGTGCTCTTCTTACCCGTAGGGCCAGTGCGCTCTTCTACAGTATAGTGCAAGGTAGCTCCTACTGCTATCTTAGGACTGTTCATGTCCTTTACTCCAATCTGCCCGATCTCACCATTCTCTAATACTAAATCAAAGTAATGGATCTCTCCACTTGGGCCATTCCATGTTCTAACGAATTTCTGTTGTTTAACGATTTGCTGATTCATAACTATTTGTTTGTTTTGATTTATATAATTTTCTAACTTGTTTGCTAACTTTTCTTCCTGCTCATCCCAATCTATTGTAGGCTTGAGCTTCTGCCAATTAGGTTCTCTGCTGTAGTTCATGGGGGTTATTTTGAAAGTATGAGCGCCAGCTCTCATAGACTATCTTCTCGGCTTGCTGATTGAACTCTAACTCCTCTCCCGGTAGTGAGCTCTGCACGCAGATGAATCTGCTGTTGGCGCGATCAGATAACATAGCGGTCACTCATAAAGTAGTCATGTATATTCTCTTCGCCTTCGCTTTCAAATTGGAACAGAAAAGTACCATCATCAGGAAATACCTCCCCATGTTTTTTAGCTGTTGAGAAATCATTTAGAGAGTAGCTGTAAGCATTTGTGTACAGCTGCCATTTGCATCCTTCGGCATCCCACCGAGATACGATTACCTTACCGGTAATGTTGTTTGGTTTGTTCATATTGATTATTTAATTTTTGCTAATATACTAAATTTTTTTTATACTGATAACTACCTCGTCATTTTCCCACTCGTACAATGCGCCTTCGTTGTATTCATTAATCCATACTGGCACATAGTCAAATTTGTAAATCTTCATCAGTAGTGGTAGCATCTGCTGTGCTACTTCCCAAGTGTCTGCTATAAATAGGTTAGCAGTTCCTAAGCGCTCAGCTATTGAGATTTGTACCTCGTCAATGGGTGTTACTGTTACATGGTATTTCATAGTTCCACCTCTTTAGATAATAGGATAGTCTTGGTTGGTATCCAGGTTATAGCTTCCTCATACTCAGCTTTAGCCTCTTCAAAGGTTGCAAAAGATTTCTGATAGCTACCATCAATTTTAAGATAGTAGCGAGTGCCATCATACTTAGCTTGCTCTTCAATTTCAAATAGTTTTTTCATGATTATTTAGATGTTAAATTGGTTTCTATTTTTTCTAATTCTTGAGTGTCTGCATCGAATGATCCTCCGATGAGTAGGCCTGCTATTAGCATGGCAATAAAGAGTAGTGTTTTTTTCATTTGATTAATTGATTTAATTTTAGCAAATGTACTACTAATTTTTAGATATGCAAAAGAAACCTTACTAATTATAGCAAAGTTATTAACAAATAATTGTTAGCTTAGAAAAGTATATTGAAGATAATACCTCCTACAAATGAGATAGGTATACCTATTAACGCTACGTTGCGCCAAGATTCTTTACGTGCAGCTTCTTTATACAGCTCTTGCTGGACCTTAACTAACTGCTGAGCTTTCTGCTCATTAGATATGCTGTAGGCATCTATAGCTTTTTGCTGATCCTTAATGACAGAACTTGCAATTTTATCACTTTTTGATAATAAGGTAACTTGGCCCTGCAGATAATCACGCTCGGCCTTTAGCTTAAGTAAGCTTCTTACTTCGTTAGTCGTTAGACTCACCAGGGTATCTCTCACCGGCAAGGCTTGTGAGTAGGTTACGCATGGCACGCTTGAGGCCATTGCGGTCAAGAGAATCAATAGCGCTGATGTTAGCTTCATATCTTTTAGTATTATGTTCAATCTGCATATTCAGTTGTGCAATCTCTTGCATACGCTGCACGTTAGTAGCTTCTAAGCTATCAATAACATGAGTAGCTCTATCTGCTCTGCGCTCGTAGCCTTGTATAGCTTTCTTACTGTCCTTTAAAGCTATGTATAAGCATTGAATTGTTATGCAGATGGATAGTGCTACTACTATAACTGCTGCAGCTTTAATTTGTGTCTTGGTTTGATGTGTCATTTGATTTCTTTTTGTCAAAGATAGACTCAATTACAGTTAATCCTAACCCACCTCCTGCTAAAATTAGCAGACCATCGAACATGTACTCAGGGCATTTGTAATCAGTGAACGTACCAATATAAGATAAGTTAATGCATACTATTAGTGCTAAGATAGATGCCACTCGTTTAGAGCTCGCATCTCCTTCATTGCTAAATATGCTTTTAAGCCATTTCATCTCTTCTTACGCATCTTGTAGATGGTAAAGATGGATGCTACAGCTGATAGCAATAAGCAAAATATCTTTAGTGCAAATTCTACATCTAACATCCATGCAGGAACACTAAGTAAAATGCTGCTAACTGTACCGGTTACTCCTTCCGCTATCTGCTGCTGGTTATTACTCATGACTCTTTAAGTAGTGTGTATGTGAATGTCTTTTTACCACTCTTTAAACATGCCTGAATAAACTCTTTAAACTGCTTAGAATGATTAAGCACTTGGCAGCCTGCGCTCCACTTATCAATATTAGTAGACTCAGCAGATTCGTTAGCTCTATGTATGTTAATGCCAAATAGGCCTGTATCTTCTTTACCTTGCTCCTCAGCTATGCTATCCTTATCGGCATCTCTATACACTGTAACTTTCTTTGACTGCACTAATGCAGTGTATTTGCCCTTGTGCAAGCCTAATACATAGGTATCTACATACTGCCCACACTTTAGAATTGCTGTGCCTAAGCTATTCATAGGATTATTCAGCCAAAATGTACCTGGGTTAGTGGTACCGGTATACCATTTAAGCTCGCTGCCATTTACTAAACCTATTAAATCATCAAATTTGTTAGGCTCGTTAGCTTTGCTACGTATTCCTACTACATGAATAGATGGCCATTTGTAGCCAAGCTCTGTAAATTGAGCTTTAAGCTCTTCGATTGTTGGTGCTTTCATTCTTTCTTAGTTCTTTATCGCGTTTAGTTAAATAGATCTTGAGCTTTTTCTCATAGTCTTTACGTGTTTGCTGCTCCTTTGTTAGCTTCATTCTTAGTTTATAAAGTCTCGCACATTAAATCTGCTCCATGGACTATCACTGTTATTCATACTTCTACTAAAAGCTATTTGGCTCTGCCTGTTAACTACACGAATAGGTGTAATATTAGGGCTTGTATTATTGCTATACTCAGGATAATCTGAGTTATTAGCACAAAGATAATCTACTAATCTTTGAGTATAGTAATTAGCATTTTCACGTGCCATATCTCTTAGAGATGATAGCTCACCTTGAGTAATGGCTGTAGTGTTCTCAGATTGGCGAGTAACTAAGTTACCGTTATCGTGCTTATACATGAGCATAGGATAGAGCTCTACCATGGTCCACCAAGCTGTTGGCTTCACAATGTATTCATTAAGCAAAGTTTCATAAACACCGGACAAAGTGCCTGCGCTTATCTCATTCTTAATCTTGTTAGTCAAGTTAGTACCTAACCAAAGAGTGATATACTTATCCTGCGCCAAGTAAATTGCAGGGCGAATAAGGTTAGTATCTACAGCCTCATTAAGCTGAGTATATTTCTTTAAAAACTCTTCGTTAATGAATAATATTTCGGGTGCTATTGCCATGGTTGTTTAGTGTTTAATTAGATTGGATTAACTCTGCCCTGATCAGGCATATCAAATGGGCGAGTATTAGCTGTAGCAAAGTCTTTAGCTATATCTTTCAAAGGCATGCCTGCACGTATTGCTTTAGCTACTGAGATAGAATCAGATGATTCTAAGCCATTATCGGCAACGAATCTTCCCTTCTCTCTTTTACGAAAATATACTCTGCGCTCAAAATTATGCTTGCAATTTACTCCACCTTTATAAAGCCATACTGAATAGGTAGTGCTGCCTCTTTGCGCCAAGCCTTTATTTAAAGTATTTGTATCAGGCTCCATGGCTTGTAAATCTTCGTAACGGTATACATAACCATTTTGTGCAGCGTTAGCCATTTGCCTGCAGAATCTTCTACTTTGTGCACTTGTATTTTTTGTGTATGCGTAGCGTATTTTGTATAAGCCACTATCCATTTCAGATGGCTTATCAGGATCAGAGTAGCTTCTAACTGATGCAAGATTAACAGGCTCAGCTTCGATTAATTCCCACTCCTCTTCGTCTACTATCTCTCCCTTATCTTCTAAGAACTCGCACCACCACGTCTCATCTTCATCTGTAAAAATTGGAGGCTTCTCTTGTGGATCTAAATTAATCTTTTTTTTTTCCTCAGATAATTGAGTTGTTGCATTTTGTGCAACAGTTGGAGCAGTGATTTCCTCCCCGAAAATATCATTAGCCTCAATATAAATATCAGAACTAATGCCCATGCCTCTAAATATCTCCTCAAGTGATTCCGTTACAATTTGTTGGTAAGGCTCAATTATATTCTTATTAAAGATGCGATAAGCGTTCTTCATCTCATCAGCGTTACTACCTAATCCACCTGAGTCTCTAATACCAAATAGTAGAGGAGAGGTAACTCTGTGAGCTCCTAAGATATTCTCTCTTGACTGCGTGCTGAGCTCTTGCCACTGCTTATCTGCATCAGTCATATTCACAATATCTAAACGAGGTGCTCTATCTGATGATTCATTAAAAGTAAATACTACTTTACCTGCTTTCTTAGCGCCTACCATAGTCTCCCAGTTCCTTCTGATAGCTAACTGCTCTTCGGGATCAGGGATGCCATTGTTAAAGTGCAGCATGTAAGAAGGTGCCATGCCATTACTTAAGAAAGCTCTATAAAATTCGCTTATTTCTCTTGTAATTTCTATGTAATTAATGGCGCTGTAGTAATCAGGCTTCGGATAATATGCGCTACCTGGTGTCATCACTCCAATAAATAGCACCTGAGAAGGCTCATCTGCTTTTGAAGTAGGATTGTACATCGGGATAAATACAGGGATGTTCTTCTTCTTACGCATATCATTCCAATCTTTAGAATAATAAATGCCAGGTATAACATCTTCATCATTAGCAACGGCCAAACGGCAATTCTCATAAGGCAAATGATTAATCTTTGCTACGGTGTTTCTATCTACGCTCCAAATAACTTCTAAGTAGTAGCCACCTTGCATCTTCACATCAAGCGTTATAGCCCTTCTAATGGTGTTTAATTTCAATCTATCTATCTCACGCTGAGCTGCAGGATTAGAGCTCTTAAATTCCTTCCCTGCAATCATGAAAGCTATGCTCATAGTTAATGCAGAGTGCACCGGAGAGCTGTAGTATAGATCAATTAAATAATTAGGGAAGGAATTTGCCTCACCTAATGTTACCCATCCCTTAGGAGTCTCTTTCTCGTTAGCCTCTTGCGGCATTGCTGCGCCAAGATTAACTAACATAGGTGCCGCGTGTTTAATTTTATCCATTGTATGCAATGTCTGAATCTATGGTTAGGTTAGGCTCTGTAAATCGGGGAGTAGTTAAATCTTCTACTATTAAATAACCCATTTGGATTACTCCTTCTACAACAGCATCTGTAGGATCTAAGTTAGTGCTGCTATTCTGCCCATAAACTACGTAGCTAAATCTCGCTGGGTAGTTAATTAGTAGGCTCGCAGCTGTTGGTGTGTTGGCATTGGTGCCGATTTGAATGGTAGTGTATCTATCATTCTGAGCTATCTGAATAGGGATAGCGTAAAGCTTCTCAAGTGTCTGCTCGTTAGTTAGTTCTAACAAGTAATGCGTGTAGGGATTAGCAAGCAAAAGCTCCCCTTCCTTTAGACTAAGGTAGAGGAGCTGTGCTGCTGTATTTTTAAGTAAGTAAATCATTGGCTAAAGATAGCTCAAATTTACTTATAGTGTACCTGCAATAACGTCTACTAATGGAAAAGCATCCCAAGTGTTATCATTGCCATCTGCATCAAGCAAATAAGCTTTATCTTTCTCTTCGCCAGTAAGCGTAATTGTATATCCTGACATGTCTCCCTTGGCTGTACCACTTGCTGTAGTGAAGGCAGTAACCTCTACTCCATCTTTATAGCCACACATCCAAATATTGTTGTTATTATCCTGTACGAATAATATGTTCCGACCTTTAGAAATGTTTTGAAGCTCAAGTGAACGTGCAGCAGTCATGCCATGAAACATAGCTACAACAGTTTGTGTGTAATATACAGTGCCATTCTCGATGCTGATAGCAGCCTCTTCTGTGAATGATCCTGTGTGCTTAGGTAATTGAAATTCATAAACATCTCCTGTAGGTAGAGCAGTAACTAAATTACTTGTTCCATTAATAGTAGCAGTGTTTGAGAATGTAGCGTAATCTCCTAAGTATAAGGCTTTTATGCCTCCAATCGCCTCTTTACATGCGATCAATATGCCAGCGGTAGTTAGACAGCTCATAGTTGTGTAAAATTTTTTTTTATTATTGTAAAATATTCTTTGCAAAGAATGGGCAGCTATTAGCTAACCCACTCTTTTAACAAAGGAGTATTATTTAGTTATCAAATCCGATAACGATATCACCTAAAACAGCGTACTGAACACCAGCGCGGAAGCGCATAGCCATTCTCACGTTATCAGATGCATCTGTAAAGCTCATATCTACTACTTTCACCTCGTTGAAATCTGAATTCAAATCAGTTCCGAACACTAAGTTCTCACGTGTAGCTAAGATAACTACTGAGTCAGAGATACCTGGGCAAACATACACATCATAACCATTAAATGTCAATGGGAATGTAGCAGTACCTTGGTAAGTCATCAAGTAACCTGCAGTAGCCAAAGCTTGGCGGTATAACTGTGCAGTCTTACGGTTAACGTAGATCTTCAAATCAGGTGAACCTACCAATGTAGCAGGCAATGCATCTGTACATAACTGCAATTTATCAATTACGTTAGTAGCATCCAAAGAAGTTGTAAAGTCAACATCCGGTGTACCACCTTTACCGGCATCGATTAAGTATTGTAAACCGTTGAATCCTGTGAATCCTGAAGATGGCCAGTTACCTTTCCAAATATTGCACTCAATCTCTTGTGCTACTTTAGCAGCCAAGTGAGAAATCAAAAAGTCAGAGAAGTTAGCAGGAACTACATCATTGATAAATCCACGTCCTGTTTGAGAAGCTTCCCAATCTTTTGTAAATTCTGCCTTGCAAAGTTGGATATTAACCATAAGGTCAGTAACCGTTAATACCTTCTCAGTTAAAGCTAAGGTAGAAGTAGAGTTGTCAAAGTCGCAAGTAGCAGCTTTAACTAATCCTGTTGAAGCAAGAATCTTAAGTACAGCTTTGTACTTTACGTTTTCTTTTACAGTGATGTAGTTGTTTGCAATAGTATCCCCTGAAAGGACAGCTGCTGCAATGTACGGTAGCGCTAATTCGCCAGCGTAGGTTGAGGTGATGGTCAAGTTATCAGCCATGTTTTTGTTTTTTTGTTTTTGTTTTTAGTTGTTTTTGTATCTTGCTACTATAGCCCGAGTGCGATCTTCGATGTTACTCATTGCTGTAATGTTTAAAGGTGCTTGCGGTGCAGCTTGACGAGCTTGCTTTACAGTTGTCGCAGCTGGTGCTTTACTGAGCTCAGTAATCTTAGCTTCTGCAGCGCTTAGCTTAGCTTCGAATTCAGTGATGATGTTATTCAACAATCCTTCTACTTGCTCTTTGCTGTAAGTCTCAGCTACTTCCTGCTCAATGCTTACCTCTACATTAGGCTCCTCAGTAATAGCTTCTGCCATTGACTCAATTACCCCTGCTGCAACCACGATAGTCATACCGTTATCCATTGTGTATTCACCATCAGCAAGAGGTGTAGGATTGCCTGAAGCATCCATTACGAATACATCTACTCCTTCGGCAAATGCATCAGCACTTGAGTAGATCATAGTGCCATCAGCTAAAGCTCCTTCTGCAGCCATTACTACCTGAGTAACTTCCGGTGCAGCAGTCTCTTCTACTGATAGCTTTATCCCATGCTTACTAAGCATCGGAGTGAATTTGTTAAGAATGTCTTGAATCATGTTCATGTGTTATATTTATTAGTGGAAAAAATTACAAATTCATTTCAAGCTGCTCAGCCAATTCAGCTAATAGCTTCTCTAAGTCTTTCTCTTGTACTTGCGTTTCAGACATTGGAGCAAACCACCCCTCTATTGAAAAGCCTTTTACCTCTCCATTTTTTACAGCTTGCCATGTAGCTTCATCATCTACTTTAACTCCTATCATCCAAGTGCCTTCAGGCAAGTCAAAGCCTAAATTCATACTCTTATCATGAGCACCCATAGTAACCCATGACTCTACTACTGTAAGATTATTTACAGGCATCTCATGCTGGATAGTATGGTTATGGTGCATGTTACGCTTAAGAAACTCCTGAGCAGTTTGTTCTATAGTCTGTGTAGAGTAAGTGATGTAATACTTTTCGCCATTACCATCATATCTAACTATAGGCTGATTAGGAATTAATGCAGGACCATACAGCATGCGCTTCTCTCCATCTTCTACTTGAGCAAGTAATAAGTGCGCTTTAGACAGCGCTACAAAGTCTACCATTATTGCACCCTCAGATACTAAACTTATGGCATACACGCCCATGTTATCCTCTTCCTCTCCTAATCCGTATTCTATTAACTTCAATTTATCATTCATGTGCTTTGTTTTTTAGTAGTGGAAAAATTCTATAAATGTGATTGGTCTATTATCTTTTGACGTGCCTCTAATGCGTTTGCTACGTTGCCTGCTAATACATAGGTCTCAACAGTACCCGGTGCGTTGTTATTAAAGTTACCTCCGCTAAAGTCTACAGCTGGAGCATTAGATTGAGTAGTATTAGCACCTCCTCCCTGATCCATTGAGGTATTAGGAGCGCCTCCACCAAATTGAGTCTTAGCAATTTTAGCCACGTTAGCAAATCCTATTACACCTACCGCTATAGCTTGAGCTATCTTAACCGATGTAGGAACTGTCTCAGGTGAATTAAGTGCTTTCACAATAGCAGAATAAGTATCTATTAAAGACATGGCTATATTTAGCGCCTTATTTACATTAAACTGTCTCTTAGCAGTCTTTTCAGTACGTGCAGTAAAGCTGTCATTTAAAGCTGCTAACGCTGCAAATCCTTGACTTATTGCTGCTACCTTCATCTCTTGAAGAGCAATGGCATCTGCTTTCTCTTTATCTGCCCACTTCTTTTTAATAGCATCTTCCTCGGCTAACTGAGCATCTAAAAATACTTTAGTATCTACCCCTCTTAAATCAGCTTCAGCTATTAAAGCATCATACTTATCTTTATTAATTTGAAGCTCTTTATCTTTTTCGCTTAGTAGTCTTAATTCATTGGCTTTACCTTGTTCTAATGCAGCATTACTTATAGCATTATACTTTTGCTTAGACTCTTCTTGTAAAGCTAAATCGGCAGCTACTTGCTTATCATATTCAATTTTAGCATACTTATCTTTAATAGCCTGCTCTTCTTCTTTATGAAATTGCAATAAGGCTGCCATTGCTTCAGCTGACTGTTTAGCTTTTTGATATGAAGCTACCTCTAACTTTTGGCGCTCATTAAGTAAAAATAATTCTTTATCTAAGTCGCTTAAATTTCTCCTATCCCAGTCTGCTAATTCTTTCTTAATAGTTAGCAATTCATCAGCTAATTTCTTTGCCTCCGCTTCACGTTGTGCTTTTCTAACTGCAGCAGCTTCATCAATTTTAGCCTGTTCTTCGGCTGTCTTGGTATTGTTCCAAACTTCAACACCTTTTTCTTTGATAATCTTTAAATCTCTTTCAGACTGTTTAATTAACTTTTCTTGGGCATCTACCTTAGCCTGAGCAGTTTCTAAATCACGTTTTGCACTTTTTGCTTTTGCGTCAGTATTACCCCTTTCACTATAAGCGTATTCTGCTGCTTTATCTAATTCTATATTTAAATTTTCTTGCTGTTTCTTTTGAGCAGCAATAGCTATTTGTAACTGCTGTGCTTTATCTACATATTCCTGTGATGCTTTAATTTTAGCCTGTTGTAATGCTACGTCTTTATTTCCTTCTGCTACAATGTCCTGTGCAATGCTATGACCTTCTGCAATAGTAGCATTTAACTTGGCTTGTTTCTCAGCTCTTGCATCTTCTAAGGCAGCGCGAGATTCACTTATAGCAGCTTGCTCTCCTTCTAATAAAGCTAACTTATACGCAGCAGTAAGCTGCTTGTCTTTTGCATCTAATACGCTTAATTCAGCTTGGTATATTTCTCCTGCGCTAGCTTTTGTTGATTTAAGTAGTGTTACATTTCGCTCTAATACTTTTGTCTGACGAGATAATAAATCTACTTGCTGTTTAAGAGATTGAATCATTCCGCTTTTATTACCTACTAAAGCTTCTAATTCTTTCCAATAAACAATAACACCCACCACAGCAGCAGTTAAAAAGAAAATAGGATTAGCCTTAATAGCTTGCCCTAATCCTTTTAGCGCATTCTTTCCTGCTGTCAATAAATCTCCAAATCCTTTGCTTATATCTTCAGGCTTTAATCTACCTAAATTACCAGCTACTAAATTTACCGATTGGCTTAATCCCTCAAAGTCAAGATTTCTTATTTGAGTTCCCATCATGCCGAATGAATTAGTTAAGCCTTCTACAGCAGGGCCTGTATTACCCTTAACTGCATCAGCTGCATCATTCATTCTATCCTTAAGCTCACCCATCTTCTGAGATAGCTCATTAAATTTCTTAGTGCCTGGATCAAATTTATCTTGCTGCTTCTTTAATTCAGCGTATTGCTGCTTTAAAGTCTTAGTAGACTCTTCCACTTTAGTAGTAGAATCATCTACTTTCTTTAGCTCTTTGTTAATCTCTTCTAATCCTGCAAAAGTTCCATCATCATTAAAGAGGAGCTTTAATATCATCTCTTGTGTAGCCATCAGATTACGCTATAAATTGTGTATGTAATTAAGCTAAGTAGCCCTATTAGTATAGTGTAATTAATAGCTCTTATTTGCCATACCTTTAGCCTTGCATGGTATGTACCGCTTGCATGCTTAAACTCTTGGCTCTTGCCCTGCACACCTGAGCGTAACAAAGTCATACTATAAATAATGTCTTGTTGTGGATTTGTCATATTATAGGTGTACGTTGAAATTTAGATTGTGTGTATTGAATCGTTGCGCTAATCACTGCAGTTTTACCCACTACAGTAGCCTTAACGTAAGGTGCTATCTTATTACTTACAACGGGCATGTATAAATTAAATAGACCGCTACCCCACCCGCTATTAAACTGATTAACTAAAACAGGAGTAGAGCTATATTGAGTTACTTTATCTTTCCAAATCATTGTGCTAAATTCTAAGCTCGCTACCTTACCCGTAAAATCAGTTACGTTGTAATCATATTCCATGATAGAGATGTAAACCTTTACCATCCAAACGCTCTCAGTAGGCATAGCTATAGTGCCGTTATCTATTCCGTCTAAGAATAAATCTACTTGAGTAGGATTAGCAGTAAGCTCGCCTAAACCCATCAGCTGAATAAACCCATGTTGTGAGCGCCCTGGTATTGTTGTTCCAAAGTCTGAGGTACCATCATACCAAGTGCCACCGCCAAAGTGCACACCTCTTACATCAGCTTCTGCCCATCGGCCCATCACTGTAGTACCTTCTAAATTAGGCCTGATAAAGTTGCGATATCCTAAAGCTTGGCTGTAGTTATTATTAGGTGCAATGCCATGGCCTAAGCCACTAACTAATATGCGCTCATTATTATTCTCAATAGATGCTCTATTGACGTTACCCATACCGGTAGCACTCTTTTGATTACCACTTGTGTTAGTGATATTGCTACCGCCTACGTTGTTAGGTGAGGTAATTATACCGCCTGTGCCATTAGTTCCTGTAGATGCAAAGCATGCGCCCTTACCATCATTCCAAGTGTAGCCGTAAAATTCGCAGCACTCCTGTGAGCCATTGCTTAAATTACCATCGTAATCTAAAAATCTTACTGCTCCTGTAGTTGCGCTTATAGTAGATGGAGTGTATTGGCATAGAGCTCCAATGTCAAGTAAGCGGATAAGCTTGCACTTAGTTACTTGCTCATCAGCTACTATGTAATCAGTTAATTCTATTACTCTCCACAAGCTATCCTTAACCCAAATCTTATCGTTAAATTTTAAGCCAAATACATCGGTTACAGATAGCTTAAAATAAGCCTCCATTATCTTCTGCTCCGAATCATACAGCTCAGAAATATACTGCCTCCAATATCTATCAAATAGCGTGTGTAATGGCATTACTTCTATCGGATGCGGAGGAATCTCCTGACCAAAGTTTAGGTCATCTGTGCCTATCTCTGTTGGGATAGCTGAGTAGTGGCTAAGTAGAGGAATAACTGTAAATGATGCTACCTCTACATTTTCATCGTACACCATAACTACAGCACTTTCTTCGTATGCTCTCTTATAAAGGATGCGCGGACCAGGTGCCATAAACTCACCCGTTTCATTAAAGTATTTTGGGATGATGTAAGTAGTGTTCGGAATTAAATCGCATGGCGAAGCACCAAAGGTTAGCTCCACTGTGAAATCACTTGTGCTAAAGTCATTGCCTGCATCAGTTAGGCGAAGCTCTCCGTAGACTCTTTGAGCTCCACTCTTGTACTTAGCATTGATTAAATCACCCTGCTCTTTATAGCTCCATTTAAGCACTCTCTTTCTAATGTCAGCTGCAGGGGTAAGTACTATATCTTTTGATAGGTCTAACTTACCAGTCCAATCGTAATCATCTCCTGTACCTAAATACTCTACCATTGGTATAATCTCAACAGCATTAGGTGTATTTGGATTAGGCACTAGCACAGCGTTGAACATTTTAAGGATGTCGCGTAAGTAATCTATCTGCTTTAGTTCAGGTGAATTTCTAATAAAGCTAATAGGCTGAGCTTGTAATTCTCCTGTTACAAATGAAACGCCAATAGTACAGTTAAAGCCAAATAAAATAGTTTGAGCGCTACCTGCATGGGCATAAACATAGTAACGTACTTCATCAGCTACTTGTATATCTAAATTATACCAAGCATAAACTACAGGCTCTACAGGAACTTGAGTATATTGACCTGTTGTAAAGTCATATTCTAATACCGTATCTGAAATAGCTTGACCTTGGGCCATTGGATAAAGTGTTTCTATGCCATCTCTTGTGAGTCCTAAAACAAAATCATAAGCATTTTGAGCAAAGGCAGCAGCTCCAGGCGCTATAAATCTAGCATCAATATAAAATGTAGCTGTAAAATTGCCTTGTGATGTATAAACATCTGAAGCAAAGCTACTACTTGGATCAGTTGATTCCGTCCATCCTGTAAGTTGTTTTTTAGTTTGGCCATTAGCAGCAGGAACATCTATAGTAACTGATGTAGATCCTCCTACAAATCCTGCCAAAAATTTAGCTTCATCATTAGTTACTGTTCCGAGTGTTAGTGGATTAGTGATGTAAGGAATATACATCTCTTGCAGTTCACTTGCTATAGTATCTCCGCTCCATGTAAAGCCAGCCTCACTTATAATCTTATCCATTAACCACTTCGCCTGAACAGCTAGTGTAAGTTCTGAAGTATAGATAGGATTAACTGAGCTGAATACTCTTCTACTTGTTACTGTTGTATCCTCGCTCCAATTCTGCCCTTTGTCAGCTAGTGTATAACAAATGTTATTATCAAATAAGCTACCATCGTTAATTAGGTTTACATTCTGATAAGTATTCTCATGCTCAAATTCTGTATAATCTAATTCTTTGATTAGCTTATCTCCAATGCTGCGAGCTAAGTCTACCGTTTCTCCAAAGAATGCTATAACAAATTCATGCATCTTGCCCTGCTGAGTGATGGCTTGCTTAAATTGTATGTGCCCCTCTGCAATGGGTAAGGTATCTACTGAGAGAGTTGCCTCTATCTTTCTTAATACATTAATCTGAGTAGTGTCATCATTAAGCAAATTCACGTTATACTGCTGCCCAAAGAAATCTACGTTAGCTTTCGTTGCAGGTATTCTAAACTCACGTGAGAATGCTCCTCTGGTAGTAAACTCAGATACGCTATTAAAGTTAGATGAGTAGCTTATGCTTTCGTTCTCATACAAGTCTACCACTACTGCAGCTCCATTGCTTGCCTTAACCGTTAATATTACTGATGGCCTCATGCTGTGTAATCGTTACTGAATTTTAACATCAATTCTAAATCTGTTTTACGTGAGCTTCGGCTCTTAACAGCTATGTAGTTATTGCTATCTATGAGCACAGGTGTAGCACTACCATCAGGATTAATGATGTAAACTGATTCGGAATAGATAAGATTCTTAAGGTATTCAAATTGCCCCTCTGTTAAGAAGTCAGTTCTGATACGCATCATCTTTTCTACAAATGGGCTGCGCTCAGTTAGCCCTCTATCGTATGTGTTAAATCCAAACGCTGTAGTTTCGTCTGCTATGCCGTAGTTACCTACTACCTTTCTGTAGCGCTTGCGTTCTACTGAGTAAGATTCCTCAGAGCGTTTAGTAAAGTTGAAGTAATCCCATCCACCTCTGCTATTGGTCCAGCCTAATCTTATCTTATCAAATCTGCATTCATCTGCTGCTTTGAATACAGCTATAGGTGTTGCACATGGTGCAGCTCCGCTATTTAAGAAGTTAATTAAGTAGTGATGCCAATCTGCATCTAAGCCAAATGAATCATTTATGTTACCAGGTAGAAGAGGAAGATGGTTAATAGTGCCTGCTGCAATAACACAAGCTAATGTGTCGGTCTGAATAGGTGCACCCGCTTCGTTGAATTGTACTATCTGCACATCATCTATTGCGTTACCTGTTAATGTTGTTCCATCATCTGCAGGAATAGTTAGCACTCCGTAATCATCATTAAAGCCTGTTATACCTATAGTTTTATTACCTAAAGAATATTCATTTAATAAGTCATCCATTGCATAGGTGCTTCGGTATAAATCACTCATGATGCGTCCGTTAGTACCTGACAAAGAAAAATAATTAGATGGATCAGGATTAAAGCCATCACTAATCTGAAAGGCTGCATTGATTAAAGCGCTGCCATCTAAGTAATATTCAGTAGGCTGCACCTCAAATAAGCCAAGCACATCATAGCCTTCCTGTATAATTGTGCTAATGCCCAAAATATTACGCGATGTAGCAGCATCTTGCACCGTTGTGGATGCAAATAAAGATGGCACTGCATCAGTGCTGTTTACTCCTAAATCCATTGCAGAACTTACTACAGGATTTAAGTCAAATACCAAAGCTCCGTTCAGATTTGGCTGCACGTAAAAGACATTTGTAGTAGTGCCATTGCTTACTGTTATCACATATCTAAAGCCAGGCTGTCCAATTTGAGTAGATGTAGCTACTACTATAAGCTTCTGCTTTAGAGCTGTGAATATGTAAGGCTGCTGATGTATTGTAATTGCCATTATTATGAAGGTCTAATGTTAGTTAGTTTTCTCGTTTGGTTTAAGATGTAGATGTTGACAGCATCACTCATGGCAGCATTAAGCTGCGGAGCGTAATCAGGTAGCCACTCTAAGTATGCGTCTCTAAAATAGTAGAGAGGAGCAATACCTTTCTTTTCTATGCTTTTAGCCATAGCGTTAGCTACTCTTCTGCGCTGATCCTCATCTTTGTTAACTGCGCTCTTAGCGAACTTAGTCATCTTGCCAGTCTCGCCCATAGCACGTAGCTTAATCTTCTTTAGATTCATCCAGTTGAGTATAGCTTCTACCGGAGGCTTGGCAGCTCCTGCTGCAAATCTTGTATCTATCCCTTTGTAATTACTCTCCTTACCTTGTCTACCATATTCCACCCATTTAGCGTAGTCAGCTGATGAGTCAAAGCCAATAGATGGCAGTGTGCCTGTTACATCTATGTTGTAATACAAAGAAGCTGCTAAGGTACCTGTAGTGTTAGCTTTGCGCTTCTTACCATATCTTGTTTGCTGGATGCGGATGTTTGAGCGTGCGCTCTCAGTAACGGATTCTCCGAAATCTAAAAGCACATCGTACAGCGCTCCCTGTTCAAATAGCTCGGCTAAGATGCTCATTCTTTTACCTCAGCTTCCTCTTTTATCTTGTTGAAGAATTGAATCAATGGTAAGCCAAATTTGACAGGCATCTCTTGAATGAAAGCGTCTAACTGCTTCAAGTGTTCTTCGGTAAGTTTCATGTTCTTATTTTATTATTGTTACTCCTATTGCATTTGCTACGCATTCTGCGACATACTCGTTGTCTGTTCCCCATGCTTTAAATTCTTCTTCGGTTAGCGTGTAGTTTCCATTCGTTAGAACAATTCCTTCGTCCGTCTTTAATTCGTAGTAGGTAGTGCAAGTGGTTGCGCTTGTTTCGAAGTTGAGAATGAGTACACTCATTTCTGTTGCTGTTCCTTGGTTTAAAGGAAAGATAACGGGTTGTATTTTAGCCATTGTTATAATTTTATAATGAAGTTATTGTTTCCCACGCTGAAGCCGTTCTAACGCAAAGTTTACCCAAAGTAGTATCGTAAACTACTAACCCACTTGCAGGCGAAGCAATAGCGTTCTTTTGTGTTGTAGTCATGCGAGGAGGTAAGAAGCCTTTTGTAGTTGATTCAACAGTTAAAATAGAAGAAGCTATTTCAGTTGTTGTATTAATAAGAACATTTGCGTTATTATTTAAGCGTATTCCTACTGCGTAAGTACTACCATTCCAATAATATAAATCGTTCGTTCCTCCTGCTCCTGCATTTGTTCCTCCATAAATACTCATTGCAGCATTTGTTTTACTTAATGCCAATGAAGTTCCAAATCTTATTGCATTTCCTAAAACTAAAGAGAAATCTCCACTCACCCTCGCCGTTCCATTCACATCGAGCTTGAAACCTGCGTCTGTTGTTGTGCCGATGGCTACATTTAATGTAGAAAAAACTGTTAAGGCTGCTGTTCCACTTCTTGCGAGTTGTAAATTACGATTCGAAGAAAGCATACAATATGTCGAATTAT